TAACGTAAGATAAATTGTTTCATTTTCAATTCCAATAGCATTTTGAGTTGGATATTCTTGAAAAAGTCCTTGGTATAAAAGATATTTGTTAGAAACATCTGTTATGTTAACCTCTCCTTGACTTGGTTTATAAAATTTTATATCAGTATTGAACGAATAGTATGATCCACCGACTGCCATGTAACTAAATCTTGGAATTATGTAATTTTTAATTGGTAGATTTGAACTTGTGTTTAACATGAACGGCACACTTTGTCCTAATCTTCCAACTGGATTATAGTTTAAAATTTTAACCATTCTATTCATGTTTTCATAGATTTGACTCTCTGAATACATTGATTCTGATGATGTTTTATTTAAATAAAATAATAATGTACTAAATGAAAAACTTATTACGTCTATTAATGCCGATAAATTAGAACCTTGATAGTTTTGATCAGTAAACACTTGACCTTGATTTAATCTATTAATGATCAAATCTCTTAAGCTCGTAGCATCAAAACTCACATAAGAATTTTTTGTTAAAAGATTATCGTTTTCCATTTTATTATATTAAAATTTGTCCTCCATGTTGTGCGATAATACTTAGAAGACTTTCTTTTTTAAATTCTAAAAATTTATAAGAAACACTTATATTATATTGGTTTTCGTCTGGAATCGGAGCAACTAATACTTTTAAAACTTGTATCCTTGGTTCGTATTTTTCAATAGATGTTAAAATATCATCACCGATTGCTCTTGCATATATTTCTGTGATCGGTTCGAACAAATATTGTTCTAATGATGAACCAAATTCTGGAGTTAGAATTTTTTGACCCTTTCTAGTAGTAAAAATGTTTCGAATTGAATTTTTTATTGCATCGATATCAGTATCAACTAAGATATCATTAGTTGTTGCTGGTGAGTTACCTACTCCAATATTTTTTGCCATTGTTAAATCCAAATGAAGATCGGTATAAACACTCTTTACAACTTCAACCTTTTCGGATAAAATTGTTTGTGGTTTGTTTACATTTTTAGGTCTTACAAAATTATTTAAATCTATTGTTGCCACGTTATATATACTTATGTTAAAGTACAATTAATCGTTTTATATGGTTTTTGAAGATCTCAAAAGTAAATATAATTAATACCATGTCAAAATTCAATAAATTTAATACTCTTTTAGAAACTGCTTTTTCCCATTATTCAAATGGTGGATTTAGAGAAGGATCGCCAGTTAAAATAAAAAAAGAATTTTTAACTTCGCCATATTGTAAGGAACATTATGGTAGAGATACTAACTTTTTTAATTTCTTAAAGGATTTAATTGATAGAGGAATTTTTTTCTTCATTAAACGTGTTGCTGGTGCAGGATCAGAACAAAATGTAAAAGATGCTAATGCTAATGAAGGTACTGGTAAAGTTTATTTAATTTTAAAGATGGACCCAAGAACAGTTTCTACTGCTACTGAAATGGCGGAATTTACGGTTCCCGGTAATTGGGATTATGTTGAAGTGTTAAACTTTGGACCAAATCTTCCACCAGTTCAAGGTGTTCCAAATAATTACGAACAACCAATTGGTACAAAACCAGAACCAGTTACAGTTAATATCAATATTGGTAATCAGCCAACTGATAATTCTTTACCTACAACTAATATAAAAATATAAATTAAGCGATTCGGGTTCTAATTATAAGAAGACCGTCCCCACCTTTTCCACTTCCTTTATTATCTTTCCAATTTGTGCTGCTATTTGACCAATAACTACCACCCCCGCCGCCGCCACCCGTACCATCTATACCATCTGGAGTTCCACTCCCAAGTGTAGTTGTATTAACTTCTATTGGATAATTTAAATATGTGTAAAATGATGTTGTTCCAAATCCCCTGCCTCCCCCATGCCATCCATCACCAGCTCTTTCACTACTGTTGCCGCTTCCTCCTCCTCCACCACTATAATATTTATTAGTACCAGAAATTCCAATCTGAACGCCATATCCACCGTCTCCATTATTAGATGAGTTTAAGTTGTAACCACCTACTCCTTCACTACCAGCGCCTCCGCCACCAGATCCAGTATAACTTTGATAAGTTCTTCCGCCTGCATTTCCAAATGATTGCGCGTCTAAATATTTGCATTGTAAACTTCTTCCTCTATCTCCCACTGGACCAATGCCACCACCAGATCCTCCATCTTTTGCTGCAACAGTTTGACTACCACCCCCGCCACCGCCAATAGCAGTATAACCATCAAAAGAAGAATTTCCCCCGTTATTTCCAGCTGAAGCAATCTGGAAACCCACAGCGGCCCCTCCTGCGCCAATCACACAAGTTTGGTTAGTGGGTGATGGTATAAAATGGTTTTTTTTAAAAACCACGCCCCCCCCACCGCCACCACCATTAACATTAGTGGTACTATGATTTCCGCCGCTTCCTCCACCAGCAACAAGTAAAAAATCAATAGAACCGCTTCCGTAAAAAAATATATCAAATACTCCGGGTTTTGTCCATGTATGTACTTTATATCTAAGGCCATCGACTGGATCTGTTATATCCCTAATAGTTAATCCTTCCGCTATCGTCATCGAACAAATTGTTGGTCTTTGTTCATCCATTCTTAACCATAATGTTGACACCGAATCGTACCACTCAATATACCCTTCATTCGTATTATATCTAATAGAACCATTCGCAGGCAATACCGGTCTTTGTGCGGTTGTTCCTGATGGTAATCCCATGTAACCAGTACTTGAATTTATTTTATTAGAATAAATAGCTGGTGAAAATAAACTAGCTTCGATGTGCCTGCTTTGAATTGCTTGATCTGCAATGTTAGCAGCTGCAATCGTGTTTGCTGCCAAAGATTTTGATGTGATTTTTGTCTGTGCCATTTTATATTATTTATTCTTCCAATAAAATATTGGGATATGTTATTTTTATTTCTTCTAAATCATCAGATAAAAAAGTATTCGTAATATCTCTTAATTCTTGCTTTTTATTTGAAATTGTTTTTTGCAATTCAGTGTCTCCCTTTTCCAAGGATAACATAAATTCAATATCTAATTTTTCAAAACGTTTTTTTCTTGCTTCTCTCCATTTGTTTTTTTGAACTTCTTTTGCTTTATCTATATTTAATTTAACACCAACCTCTTTATCAAATTCATATGCATTTGGGAAAAATTCACTATCATATTCTACATTATCAATAATAACATATTCTAACCCATCGCTAGTAAACAATTCTAAGCATTCTTCTATTGATAGATCACCAACTGGGTATGTTACAGATGGAAATCCATTTAATTCTTTTTTAATTATAGTTTTCATTTTTTAATTTCCAAAAAAAGCAAGTGTTACTATTTGATTATTATAAGCATTACCAGCTGCATTTGTTTGTACATCACAATATGTTGTTTGTGGTGTGTTAGTTGTTCTATCAAATCCAACAACAACCGCACTAGCACCATTATCCGATGCATATTTTGTTGTTCCTGTTAAAATAATACTGTTTCTATCTGAAAAAGGTGTGCTAAAAAATATTCTTTGACGACCAGCTGCCAAATTTGTTACTGCTGATATATTATAAGAAGTTCTTACTCCATCGGAGTTAAATTGCCAGCCAGCAACAGTTGCATTTCCAACTAATGTAACTGATGATGTTGCATTTTGCGTATATTGTACTCTTGCTTGTGTTGCGCTTATTATTTCTATTATTTTTATTTGAACTCCTTTTCCGGCGACTGCGGGTATTCCACCTAATGAATTATATGCATTTGCAACATTTATAAAAAAAGTTAATCCAAGGTGAACGTCATTCGCCCACCCACCACCAGTAACTGTCCATATTCCAGTGCTTTGACCAGAAGTTGTTGATATTGAATTTGTTGCATTTGCAATTGTTGACGGTTGAGCTAAAACATCTCCATTAAAATTAATCCATGCTTTACATGTTGTAATACTTCCACGTATGTCATTGCCATTCATGTCCAATGGTACAGCCATTTCTATGGCCGATGAATTGCTTCTTTGAAAAACAGAAAAAATTGCTCTACCACCACCAGTAGAATTAGTTCCATACAAAACAAGATTATTATCACTTTGACATACTAGTTGTGGATTTGATCCGCTCGCGTCTGTAAGTTTAATTCCGTTGCTATTACTTCCTATTCTAATAGATCCACCTCTAACATCTAATTTATCAGATGGTGTAGTTGATCCTATCCCAACTTGACTGGTACTGCTATCAACAAAGAGATTAGTCGTTGTTCCCCCGTTAGTTTGGAGATAAATGTCTCCATTTGGTGGTGGACGTAATGCAATATTTGAACCATCGTCAAATAATCCACGAGAAACACCATTCCCAATTGATGTTCCAGAACCGCCGTTTAATGTTAAAACGCCAGTTGATGCATTCCATGTGGGAGCACCATTACTCAATTTATCAGGAGTAACAGAATCTACTGCAAGTTTTGCACTTGTAACACTTCCGTCATTTGGAACAACGGAATTTATAACATATGGTGAATTGTTATAAACGACAACAACCTTCGATCCGTTGTCTGGTGCAGATGTGAATGTTAATATATTTCCACTAACGGTATAATCAGTTGTTGGTTCTTGGACGGCACCATCCAAAGTGACTATTAATTCATTTGAATTTGTGAGTCCCGTTGCACCGTTGATCGTAAAAAAAATACTTGTACCGTTTCCGGTTAAAACCGTTTTAATCGGAGTAATTGGAAAATTATCTGCTGCTATTCTTGCTAGTGACATTTCATATATTTACAAACGAACCATAATATTAAAAGTATTTTTTAATATTTAAAATACAACAAAAGAAATTAATCTCATGGTCTAATACCATATTATCTCTATACATGTGTTCTCCAACATCAAGCATTATTGTTTTTTTCTTATCTTCGGGGAGATTTGAATCATATACAATTTCAAATAATTCCTTTAAAAGATTTTGATAATCTGACCCAAAATCTTTTTCTTCTGAAATTACTTTTTTTCTTATATCCAGAGTGCTAACATTTGAACATAGATCAGAAAATATTGAATGTGTTAGATTTTTAATCTGGTTTGTCTCTTTTACATTAAAAGTTCCATTTATAGAAAATCTCTGTAAATCGTTTACAATCCTCCTTATGTCCGGAAAGTTATTGTTTATATACTCTAAAAGTTTTTGCTTCTGTGATTCTTCTACCTTTATATTTTCAGATTTAAGTATGAAACAACATCTCTTAATGCAATCGTCTAAGCTTGGTACAATGTTAAACAATAAACATCTGGAATGGAGTGGTTCAATTATCTTATTAAAGTAATTTGCGGTTAATATAAACCTTGTCGTGGAAGCATATTCTTCCATAACATTTCTTAAAATTCTCTGACTCTCGGTTGAGAGTCCATCCGCTTCATCTAAGATGATTACTTTTTTCTTTCCATCTAAAGATCTTGTTTGTGAAAATGAAATTACTTTGTTTCTTATTGTGTCAACACCATTCTCATCCGATGCATTAATATAAAGATATTGACATTTAAGTATATCATTTACAATAATCTTAGCCAGAGATGTTTTACCGGTACCCGCATTTCCATAGAAAAATAAATGAGGCGTATCATCATTTATCTTTGAAAAGAAATCTCTATTTTCTGGTGATAATACTATTTCATTTAAACTTTGGGGTGCATATTTTTGAACCCATAGATCTTGATATCTGTTCATACTTCATCTAAAGATAAAGCATATTTTTTATAATTCAAGACCTTTATCCAATTAGAAGTTCTTTTCCATTAAAATGGTTGTTTTTTATTTCTCCTAATGTTTCGTTTGTGTTTGATGTTTTAACGGCTTGGTTAATAGTTAACCAATGCATCAATTCTTGAATTTTTTCGTTGTCTATATAAAATGTTCCGATGCCTTGAATTGTTACTTGATTCATGATACTATTTATAGTAAATATTCCTAAATATCAATAACAATTATGAGCGATGAACTAGATTCTATTATTCAAGAACTTAAAGCTGATGAAATTACTCCAACTTTTTTAGCAAAACCGAAAACATTCGAGCCAGTTGAAAAATTAACAGATGAAAATGTTGGAGAATATGTGTATAAAAAATCATCGGAATTGGTTGATTCTACTTTAAGCGCGGTTCAATCGTTAAAGGACACCGTTTTAACTGGTAGCGATCCAAAAGAAATAGCAGCACTATCATCTCTCATAAATGCGGCTACAAAGGCTCTTGATCAATTAAATAAAATTAACCTACAGAATAAACAAACAAAGAGTAATGAAGAAATGAAAAAACTTGAAATTGCGGCTAATAGTAAAAAACCAGTATTGCCAAATACAACAAATGTTTTAATTGCTACTAGAGATGAAATAATGAATCAATTATTCGATAAGCCACAAAGAAGAGAAAAACTTCAAATCTCAGATTCCGAAATAATCGATCAATAATTTTTTTTATTTTTAAAAAGAAAAAACCCGCTAATATTTCTATTAGCGGGTTTTTTTGATTGACTACGTAATATACTGACTATTAGAGGTATAAACGGCCATTGTCTTGAGCGACATTGGCTGTTCCAAGACCAGAAACAATGATAGTATGGTAGTATAAGTTAGCACCGAAGATATGGTCAACAACACCATAACGGGTCATAAGACCAACTCTTGGCGAGAAGTCATTAGGACCAATTGTGCGTTGAATCATAACTGGGATGTATGGGCAGTATACAATACCTGTATCATAATATTCCGATCCTTTGTAACCTAATAGAGCATATTCCAAAGCTGCATTTCGCTGTCCGGCGAGATACTGTGCGTCTGTACGAGTGTCGCGGTAAACTGTGAAACGACCACCAAGTGTTCCAACTTTGGCAATGCCTGTTGGTTGGGTGTTAATGTTTCCGTTTACCGGCATCCACTGAAACTCTGGCAACATCTCAAGGATTGCGCAAACGCGAGGTGTAGCGATAATAAAATTAGCACTACCACGGCGGTTACGGATTGCGATGCGGTTAGCTTCGACAATCACCTTGGAATAGAAGTCGCGGTTTCTCTCACCAAGCCAACGTGCGTCGGCCGACTGAGCATACCAGAACGAGTATCCGTTTCCTTTACCAGCATTAAGACAGACTTGAATCATTCTGATAACCATTTCACGGTCGATTTCGGCCTGAATTTCATACGACATAGCGTTTGTTAATTCAGAGTCGATATCTAAACCATTCATGTTCTTTAAGTCCTGTTCGAGTTCGACAGACCAGCGGGCGGCGAGGCGGCGTGTGCCAGCTTCGACAGCTGTTTTGCTGAATTCGACAGTGACTTGAGGAATGTTACCAGTTAACTCGAAATCTTTGAGCATAGCAGCAACGCCACGATCAGAACCAACCAATGAAAAATCGGCGTGTCCAGAAAGGAATGTTGAGCTTGTTCCAGTGAATCGAGTATCCAAGTATTGATAGCCTAATTCGGAGTTATCAGATTCTCTACGGTCAAGACCGTTCGAACCAGATGTAGTGGAACCTGTGGCATAACCATCAAGTCCATTTGCACCGAGACTATCTGCCTCATAGCGATAACGGAGAGCGAAAGCTAGACCGACTGGGCCACTCATTGGCTGTACGCCAACAATCTCATTTGTGATAAGCTCAGGGAAAGTCCTGCGAACCATTGGGATAAGAATCTTAGGTAAGCGGGAATCGCCTGTTGCATATCTATCACCGGAAACCACATTGCCGTTATTACCGTAGATGTCTCCAGATGCAGGGGAGCCGAAAACTCCACCAGCACCAGCGGCATTGCTACCAGCTTCTTCGATACACCAGCGTTCTTGGTTTTCCATGAGGATTGCAGTAGTTAAACGAGCATGTTCGTCTTCGATTGCAGCTACCTTGTCGGAACTGTAATTGAGGACTGGTGCCCATTTTTCTACAAGCTGTTGTGCGCGTGAGCGATCAATGTAGCCTGTTGATGGATTAACTTTTCTCATAATTTATATTTGTTCTCCTATGGATAGAATACGAATAAAAAAGAAATTACTTTCTCTTTAATTCATTCAGATATTCGCTGACGATACCAGTAGTATCGTCGTTTGTAGAAGCAGATTCATTAACAACTGAACGTGAAATAACTTTGGCATCGCGGCTAACCGCTTTTTCCTTAGCTTCTTTCACGAGTTCATTTGTAGTCTCTGATTCGCTACGCTCGAACATCTCAACAACATAGTTAAAATTCTCTTGTATGTAAGAACTGTCTTTGTCGTTCAATAATTTTAAAATAAAATCTTTTTTAGTGGAATGCATTCCTTTTGTTTTTTCTTCTAAAACAAACTGCGACCCCATTTTATTAATCTTTCCTAAGAGAACTTCATTCTCTTTGTAAGATTC